GCTGCACTCAAAACGGCATCAGAGGTGGAAGCGCGACAGTCCATTTTCCCATTTGGCACCAAGAAATCGAAGACATCCTAGTCCTCAAGAACAACAAAGGTACAGAGGACAACCGTGTTAGAAAACTCGACTACTCAATTCAGATCAGCAAACTATTCTATGAACGTTTCATCAACAACGAAGACATCACCCTCTTCAGTCCACACGACGTTCCTGGTTTGTACGATGCTTTTGGCACTCCTGAGTTTGATGATCTCTATCGCCAGTATGAACTTGACGGATCAATTCCGAAGCGATCTATTGGCGGTCAAGAACTTCTTCTTGACCTCCTGAAGGAGAGAGCAGAGACAGGTCGTCTCTACATCATGAACATCGATCATTGTAACGAGCACTCCTCGTTCAAAGATAAGGTAAACATGAGTAATCTATGTCAAGAGATTACACTTCCCACCACACCACTAGAGCACATTGATGGAGGAGGAGAAATTGCTCTATGTATCTTGTCTGCAATTAACGTAGGTAAGATTAGTAAACTAGATGATATGGAAGAACTCTGTGATCTCGCAGTGCGTGGTCTAGAGGAATTGATTGACTACCAAGAATACCCAGTTGCTGCTGCTAAAAAGAGCACATTGGCACGTCGTTCTCTTGGTATTGGTTATATTGGTCTCGCACATTACCTAGCAAAACATGGATACAAATATGAAGATCCAGCAGCATGGAAAGCAGTCCACGACTTGTCTGAAGCTTTCCAGTTCTATCTACTCAAATCCAGTAACACAATCGCCCAAGAAAAAGGTGCGTGTGAATACTTCTCTCGCACCAAGTATGCAGACGGTCTCCTCCCTATCGACACTTATAAACGTGACATCGATGAGTTCTGTGGAACGGAGTTGAATTATGATTGGGAAAGTCTTAGAACATCTATCACCACCCACGGACTACGGCACTCAACACTGTCCGCTCAGATGCCATCGGAGAGCAGTTCCGTTGTGTCAAACGCAACAAATGGAATTGAACCACCTAGAGCCTTTTTGTCCACTAAGAAAAGCAAAAAGGGACCGCTCAAACAGATCGTTCCTCAGTTCGGTAGTCTCAAGACTAACTACACTCTTCTTTGGGACATGAAGGACAACGATGGTTACATCAAAGTTGTCGCTGCTATGCAGAAGTTCTTTGATCAAGCAATTTCAGGTAACTGGAGTTATAATCCAGAGAACTATGACAACAATGAGGTGCCAGTTTCTGTCATGGCAGGTGACTTCCTGAAGACATATAAGTATGGATGGAAGACTTCTTATTATCAAAATACATACGATCAAAAAGGAGAAGAACCTGAACTAACTGAAGAAAAGAAAGCATCAATAGAGGATCTACTACAAGAAATTCTGGAAACCGAGGAGGAAGACTGTGACAGCTGCAAAATTTAGAACAAATGGTGAACCTATGCGTAGCAAAGTAAAAGGGATGACGGTATTTAATACCACCCATGTCGATAACACCAAACAAAAAATGTTCTTTGGACCTCCTCTTGGGGTCCAGAGATATGATAAGTTTAAATATCCTGTGTTTGACAAGTTAACACAATCACAACTAGGATATTTTTGGCGTCCAGAGGAGGTATCTCTTCAGAAAGATCGCGCTGACTACCAAGTTCTAAATGATGCACAGAAACATATTTTCACCTCGAACCTCAAGTACCAGATCCTCCTTGACAGTGTACAAGGGCGTGGTCCTGGGATGGCTTTTATGCCATACTGTTCACTACCTGAACTTGAAGGTGCTATGAACATCTGGCAGACCATGGAGATGATCCATAGTCGCTCATATACTCACATTATCAAGAATGTATATGCAGATCCTACAGATGTATTTGACCATATTCTAGACGACGAGAAGATCCTCTCACGAGCACAATCAGTAACTCGTGCTTATGATGAGTTCTTGCAGGCAGCACAGACTTATGGGTCTGGCAACATGTGGGAACACCAACTTGATGGCGTTCCTATGGCACAAAACGAACTCTATGAACTCAAAAGAAAACTATATCGAGCGGTCGCTAATGTCTATATCCTGGAGGGAATTAGATTTTACGTCTCGTTTGCTTGCTCTTTCGCATTCGGGGAACTTAAACTTCTGGAGGGAAGTGCTAAGATCATCGGACTTATCGCGAGAGACGAAAGTCAACACATGACTATCACTCAGAATATTCTGAACAAGTGGCGTGATGGCGATGATCCTGACATGGTTGAGATTGCTAAAGAAGAACAGGAAAATGTCTACCAGATGTTCCGTGACTGTGTTGAGGAAGAAAAACTGTGGGCAAACTACCTATTCAAAGATGGTTCTATCATCGGTCTCAATGACAAACTGCTTGCTAAGTACGTTGAGTGGACAGCAAACCGTCGTTTGAAATCCATTGGAATGAAAGCAATCTTTGACACTCCTATCAGCAACAATCCATTGCCTTGGACAGCACATTGGTTGTCCTCTAAGGGTATGCAGGTAGCACCACAGGAAACTGAGGTTGAGAGTTACTTGATTGGTAGCATCAAACAAGACGTTAAGAAGGATACGTTTGCTGGATTTAAACTATGAGAATTATTGATGATGTGATGCCTGTAATTATGCAGCATCAATTACATGAAATGACAACTACGACTGATTTTCATTGGTCATTTCTCAATGATGTTACTTTTACCAAAGAAGATATTCTAGCAAACAAGATGAATAAACCTAAAATTCCTGGGTTTAGTCATCTAGCATTTAACGAGTATCGACCAGTGTCTGATATTATGCAAACCATGTCTAGTATGATACTATGCATGTCTGAAAAAGCAGGTGCAAATCCTGCTGAGTTATTCAGAGTAAAGTTTGGTATGTATTTACCAATAAAAGATGCACCACTACATAACAATATGCATACGGATATGAAATGTCCTCACACAGTATGTCTATATTATGTTAATGATGCTGATGGTGATACTTTTTTCTTTAATAAAAGTAGAGAAATAGTAGATAGAGTTACTCCAAAGAAGGGAAGGATGGTTGTCTTTGATGGACTGACATTACATGCTAGTTCGATGCCATCAAAAGACTATAGAATTACCTTAAATTTAGGCTATGCAGATCCTAGACTGGTTCAAAAAGTATGACGAAAAATTCTTTGCCTGGTTGGAAGGTAAGAGCTCTTCAAGACCCATCAGTAAACGAAAAACAAGCGAGGATAATCATGGACGGACCAAAGTGTCTGACCGACGCATGGTTCCTCCAAGCAATGAAATTCAAATACCAGACCCATGGGATTAATGATCGATGACTTGGCAAATATTATACGCAAACATCAAAAAACTCTACCTAATGTAGAACCACTTGATGTTGATGATGAATTTGCAGAAGTATATAAGGACACTGAAGATGGAAATCTCAGTATTAAGAACGAAATGTTCACTTGCACAGGACTTCGCAAGGTACACCTAGAAACTGCAACGCTAGGTAAGTTGGATATCTTACACTGTATCTGGTATCCAGATCCAGAGTTCAATCTACCTATTTTTGGTGCAGATATTGTCGCTAATAATAATGTTTGCAGTGCCGCTATCACAGACATCTCTCCTGTAGATGGTATCGGACACTCAATCTATGAAGAGATTGCAGATATCAGCAGATATTATGGATTTAAGCACAATAGAGACATCCCACAGTGGGGTGAAATTTTCTCTCCTTACTGTAAGTTTGCCAGACTGGAAGACGATGAAGATAGAGAGAATTTTTGCCACGTTGTTAACGAATATCTAGACACATTTGTCAGTGCTGTATGGCGATCTACTATTAATTACAATAGAGCAGACGAAAGGTACGATGCACAGATAAACTACTGTAAAAAACAGAAGTTGAATGATAAAACTAGACGTATTCTTGCCAATTATTTTGGTGACAGGTGGGCAGATTTATACATCAACGAAGTGTTATTTGATGAACCATAAATACCCATAGTTCATATATGGGACAGTGGTTGATTATGAAAATCCGTGGATACTTGGAGGATCCCCTTTTTTATCTGAGGATATTAACGACATGCACGGTTTTGTCTACCTCATTACTAATATACGATCGGGTAAAAAGTACATCGGTAGGAAATACTTCTGGCAAAAGCGTAAACCTAAAGGTGGAAAAAGAAGGGTCACTTCAGAGAGTGATTGGAAACGATACTACGGGTCATGTCCAGAACTCAAAGAAGATATCAAACTCTTGGGAAAAGAATGTTTCACAAGAGAGATCCTCTCCACACACAAGACCCCAGGAAGAACTAACTATGAAGAAACAAGACAACTTTTTCTTCACGACGTTCTGACAAAGGCACTTGACAACGGCGATCCCGCCTACTATAATTCCAATATTCTCGGACGTTACTACAGGAAAGACTATTTTGATTTTGGAAATGCTACTGGCACTGACGCCTGCTGACTACGCTCACCTTGCTAAGGTGGTCAAAGTCGAAGCAGCACCCAATACCATGGATGAATACTGTGTCGCAGTCTCTGTTCTAAATAGAGTGAATTCACCTAGGTTTCCTAACACTGTGTCTGGTGTAGTATATGCACCTGGACAGTACGAGGGGATGTGGCGTAACAAACCTGTAGTAGATTGGGCGTTAGTTCAGAGGTTGCAGGACAGATCTAAGATGCTTTCTGCATACAGCATCATTGGAGACAGGACAGATTTTAAAGGACAAAGTATGCTAAGATATCGCGTGGCATCACAGGATCCCATGTGTAGCAACAACGGAAACTTCTACCATTATTACTGGCAGTCATGATCATCAGAGCACTCAAAAAACTCGTGAAGAAACACAAGACTATTCCAGCACCAGAATTCTTGGAAGATGATCCTTGGTTCGGACCTGCTACTCTCAGCGAGAAGCAGATTGAACTGAAAGAAGCACGTAAACAACTAGAGGAAGAAAATCTTCTCATCCCTCAAAACGAAGACCAACCTCCTACAAAAGAGGTTGCCAATATTCATGAGGTGATGTATAATGTTGCTACCAGTGGAGGTAAAACTACTACCCAACTCGACCCTCTTCCAGAGTTAGGTGGTGGTTCAGAAAATTTCCAATCTGGTCCTGGTAATTGGATGTCTGGTACAGGTTTAAATCAGTTTCATCAGGGTCGTTGACCCTTTTATGTTTCAGTAGCTCAGTGGATAGAGCAACCGCCTTCTAAGCGGTCGGTCGTTGGTTCAAATCCAACCTGAAACGCCTTGTCGTTGTGGCGGAATTGGTAGACGCGCTGGGTTTAGGTTCCAGTGTCTTTATGACGTGGAGGTTCAAGTCCTCTCAGCGACATTTGGGTGAATAGCTCAGCGGTAGAGCATCTCCTTTACACGGAGGCGGTCGGGGGTTCGATCCCCTCTTCACCCATTCTC